TTCTCACTTTCATCATTTTATTGTAACTCTCCAACCACTTGAGGGGCGACATGATGGTTTGAGAGATTGTCATTTTTAGTTTCTTCTCCTTGAACTCTTTCTTTAACCCCTTCGCACATTCAACACCAAGGAAACGAGATACCAACTTCACTAAGTGTTGGCGAAATGAAACGTCATGGTGCATGTTACCAGTGCAGTGTGCGAGTTCATGTAGAATCACATACTTGTTGAAACCAGTTGATGGTGACAACGACACTCTATCATACCAAGCACGTCCAGCGGTGCGAGAATAACCACCCATGTCTTTCATGAAAACCAAGTCTGGTTTCAGTGTGCTTCTGGATAGTTTCTCATATGTCTTAGAGTTGATTACACGCTTGAAGAATGCCTTAACTTCCTTCTCAGTCATCTTCTCTTTTACATGTGGGAACTTCTTTTCGAACGCCCACTCTGCACGATACACCTTAGTTTGTGAAGAGTCTTTGTTTGCAGTTCGTCCAGTGCGTTTTGACTTGGACTTCTTTGCATAGTAGGTTGAATACTTGACAGCAAGTTCATCGTCTAAACCCGCCGCAAGAGCGAGCTCATACGCCTCTTTGTCTTGAACCAGAACACCATCAGCACGATATAGGACAGTCATAATTTACCTCTATTTCTCAACTTACACTACTATGCTATCAGAACAAGAGCGGGTTGTCAACAGCCTAAACGAAAAAAAAGCCCCTGTAAAAACAGGGGCTTACACTTTTCTGCGGCAAATTTTCTGATTTTTAACGTTTTTTTGCGGCTAGTTGGTCATCAATCCACTTTTTAGCGACATGATTGGTAACTTTCTTCTTAGTGAGAAGCATGATTCTCTTCCACACCTTAGCAAACACGTCCTCACCAGCATCGTTGTTGTCAACGATAATCATATTCTGTCCACCAAAGAGACGCTGGAATTTACCGATATTTTGTTGAACCGCTTTCCACATCTTTTCAACTTGATCTTCTGGTAGTGTTCTATCACGCATTCTATTACGCTCTTGTGCAGTATCCAAAGAAGTGTTCACGAAAATCATATAACATTCGTAACCAATTTTTTGAAGTCCAGCTACTTGGCGTGAGATTTTATCATAGTCCTTACCAGTGCCATCAATAATAACACCTAGACGACCTTCCAAAAAGTTACCTTGCATCCTTTTGGTGACTGACTTCGCTTTTACACGAGTCTCTTGTCCTTTGTCTGAATAGATATCTTCTGGTGTGGTGTTTAGTCCAACATCATTCAACATCTTTTCATAGATATCGTCTGAGTTTACAATCTTCATACCAAGTCCACCAGTTGTTCTACGAACAACATATGACTTACCAGAGCCAGGGCCTCCAGCTAGAAAGATTGCCTTAAAGATATTGGGGTCATACACACCCTCTTGCAGTTCTTGAAATGTTTTCATGGTTTATTCCTAACAACTCCATCGTTCGTTGCTTGTATAGTTCTTCGTAATATTTAGTGTCTTCTGAATCCTCAATTTTTGTTCGTTTAACTTGTTTCTGAAAGTTCATTTTCTGAAGTCTATTTTTAAGCTTTTGAGTCATAATTTCCCTCTTTGGTTAGATGATATCATAACAAAACGAGTTGTGTTTTGGCCTCCTTAGAATCGAACATCACCGGCGTCACTTGAACCAGTAGGAACGATTTCGGTAAATTCATTACCGCCATCGTCTAGTCCAGTGCCTTGTGATGGGTATGGTTGTTTAACAGCATCACGAACACATTCAATGTGCAACGTGTGTTTTGGTTGTCCATCACCTTGTTTTACAAATTGGTGTCTTACCTTTCTTGCAAGGTATCTACCAGTTAGGTATGGATCTTGTTCAGAGGTTCCCCCATTCTTATTTCTCATAACCAAACCAACAACGTCTCCCGCTTGAAGGAATGTGTTGCCTGGGACTTGAATACGAACAGTGAGTGATGAATCTAGAGATGCAAATCTACCCCTACGTCTCTGTAACCATTGATCGGTTCCAACATAGTCATATGTTTCATCACCATGTGCTGGAGTGAATAAACCCTCTGGTTCATTTCTATCCACAAACTGAACATACTGTGCAGCTTCTGGATAATCAGAAATTGTGTAACCGTATTGATCTGGTGCAAATGAAGTAATAGGCATGGACATAGAACCATAGTTGTTATAAGCATCAATATGCACATCATCGTCAAAGTTGTTGATGTAACCGTAGTCTTTATTTGTGACTGTTTTGTTATAAAGGTCAACCATCATAAGACGAGAACCCCACATACCATTACGCATTGTGGTGAGTGTGTCTGTTGATGATACAACTTCATAGTTTTGAATACTATTGATAATGTTTGCAGCGTTTACATTCTTTTCACCCTTCTCCAAAATATTTGGAGTCATTTCACGATAAATCATTCTAGGGTTTTTTCTGTCCATCATACTGTCTAGTGTTCTAAACCAGAATCCCTTGATGGTTTCGTAGAATAGGAATGTTGGTGCAAAGTTATAATCAGCAGACAAACAACGTCTAGCGACTGAATTGATGAAATCAAATGGACGCATGTTTGGAGCAACAACTTTGAAATTGTTGGTTGTTGTTTCGTAGAAGAATTCTTTTTTAGAGTTCAATGCCAACTCATCTCTGAAAACCTTCTGAACAATATCCTCGGCGGGTTCACCAGCAAATGATTGTGCAATACGAATACGATTGTTTCTTATCATCTCTGGTGTAGTAAATGAAACAGTGAACGCAACAGTGTTGTCGTTTACTTGCACCTTATTATTGATTTTATAGATGTATAGTGGTGTTTCTGTATAGTCAATTGACACCTTTCTATCTGTGGCCGCATCATCACCAGATGGTGTTGTGATTTTTAATAGAAGTTTTTCTTGTCCGAGAATCGGAGCATTGGTGAGAATGTTGTTGGTGTCGGTGAACGAGATATCCCCTGTCACTGCATTCTTAAAAATATCTTCGTAGATATTAATTGAAGCAACCAACTCTTTTAAATCTAATCTTAGCCCACTGGTGGAATATAATTCACAAACCTCTAAATTAAACTCACCAGCATAATTTAAATCCGCCATTACTTAACACCAAGTTTTAATTTTAATTGTTTCTTAATCTCAGATACGAACATTGGTTGAATTACACGAATTCTTCTTTTTTGTGTTTGAATCGCTTCTTCATATTCAAAGTTTGTAATTGCAGTTGCGCCAGCTGGAATGGTTGTTGCACTCTCATTTGGCAATTCGATTGTAAATTTAGAATCACCAGATTCTTGTGTATACTCATAATGATGAATACCATCTACATCATCATATTTTGACTTGACATAATCTTCGAACCGATTAACTGTCATTGGCCAATCTGTGTATAAATCAGTGATATTGTTAGTAAGAAGAATAATCCAATGCATGTTAGGATCACCATACAATCTACTTGCGATAGATTCTGGGGTATCTCCATCTCTTATGTCATAGAAGTCAAACGCAACATAACTTGTTGTTGTGTGATTGAGAAACTTAACCATACGAGTGATATCAGTCATCTTAACTGGAATACCACCGTTTGTATGGACATAATCGACTTTTGGAAAATTTCTAAAATACATAAATTAGTAACCTGTTGCAACTCTTTCTCTAGTAATAATTTCAAGTTCTTTAAAGGTTAGAGTTAGTTCTGTTGTTGATGGTTGGTTATCACTATAGAACTGTGTTCTATCTCCACCATATTTAACATCCACAGCTTCCAACACACAAGTAGAAATCTTGTGTAAGTGTTCGCCTGGATGGTATTCGATATCAAAGGTTGATGGTGCAACCATTGTTCTGCCCAAAGCGTCACCAGCAAAAATCTCTGGCATAGAGTGAAATCTGAACATAGTTACAATGTGTTCAATATGCAGTGCTTCTCTCGCAGATGAAGGAATCATAGTAAAGGTAAAGTTAAATGCACGTCTATCAATACCTTCAAACTTCATCTCTGTTCTGTTGTTTGTTGTCTTACCAGACTTGATGGCATATGCTGCTTTTGCACCAGTGAATCCCGCTTCTTCTCCAAGACTTGCCAAACCAGACTTTGCCCCTTCCAATGCAGTATTACCCGCTGATGCAAGTTTGTCGGTAAAGTTACTCATATCCATATCACTCATACCCTTCAATGCACCCAAACCAGCTGCAACACCAAAACCAACTTCTGCTTCACCGTAGTTGGCTTTGTGTGATACTTGGATTTGGTTTGGCATATAGATTGCAATAGAACCAGCACAACGTCTTGTTGGTGCTCTATCAATCGTTAGGGTTGAGTTGGGATTATCCTTTGCATTGGGAACGGTATCACTATCTGCATAACCAGATGGCCACTTAATTCTTGCAGCACTTTGTTCGTTAATAAAGAATTGAACATAATGTCCTGTCTTTGACAAGACGCCAACATTCATCGGATAAGTCAATCCACCAGAACCCATCAGCACCATGGCTTCATCTGTTCTGGCATCCACATCGCCGCTTGCAATGCGAGATTCTGGTGTTGTAATTCTTAATACTTCGGCCATCTAAATAGTCCTATAATGTGTTTTAAGTATTTATAAGGTTTGTGATGGCATATAGTGGAAGATATTCACCAAAGAATCCAAAGAAATACAGGGGCGATGTAGATAAAGTATTCTACCGCTCATTGTGGGAACGCAATTTTATGGTTTATTGTGATAACAACTCATCTATTTTAGAGTGGGGTAGTGAAGAGATTGTTATACCATATTTATCCCCTTTGGATGGTAGAAGACACAGATATTTCCCTGACTTCTATATTAAGGTTCGTCAATCAAACGGAACCATCAAAAAAATCATTGTTGAAGTTAAACCCAAGAAACAATGTAAACCTCCAGCAATACCCAAAAGAAAAACAAAACGATTCATTAATGAAGTTCGCACATGGGGTGTGAACGAAGCAAAGTGGAAAGCCGCAGTAGATTGGTGTAATGATAGGGGTATGGAATTTATGATACTCACTGAGGAACATGTTGGCTAGACGTATAAATACTAGCATGACATACTTTGAAGAGTTAGAAGAAAAAACAGGTGGTAAAGATCGTTCGATAAGATGGTTTAGAACCAAGATTAAGGAACTAGGAACACCACCACAGATGAACCTCATTCGTGAGGGTAAGGTTCGCACACGCCCACTTTTGGGTAAGATGCATTTCTTCTTATATGACCCAAAATATAAAAACAATAGGGATGTTCTTCCTTATTATGATAGATTTCCACTTGTCATGCCGTTATGGCCTGAGGGTGGTGGTTCTTTGGGTGAATCATTTGTAGGCATCAATTTCCACTATGTTTCTATTCCAATGCGTCTCAAACTCCTCAATATTATTTCTGAATATGCAGATAGTAACAAGTATGATGAAAATACACGAATCAAGTTGACATGGAATCGTATCAAAAGAAACAGATTAATACGTCCAACAATCAAAAGATATTTGGTTAATCATGTCAAGTCGCCTTTTCGTATTATTAACGCTGATGAAATGATGATGGCAGTTCTTTTGCCTGTGCAACAATTTAGACATGCAAAAGAAACACAAGTATATGCAGATTCTAGAAAGATTCAAAAACAACCAATTAGGATTTAATAAATGGCATCATTAGAAGAATTTCAAGCATCCATATTCAAAGGAACGGCACGTTCAAATAAATTTGAAGCATGGATTACTCCGCCTATCATAGAAAACAAAGCCGCACCTTTGGGTGTTAAGGTTGCAGATGCTCGTGATATCTCATTAAAGATAGAGTCGGTAACATTTCCAGGCAAGAATATAAGAACCATCACAAACGAAAACGTTTATGGCCCAACATATGAAGTGGCACAAGGTTTGACATATGCAGAGGATATTAATATCACCTTCATTCTCCAACCAAACCATGAAGAACGTTGGTTCTTCAATAACTGGCAAGATATCATTATTAATCCAAACAACTTCAACACATCTTACTACAATGAATACATTGGAACAATGAGTGTATATCAGTTGGACAATGAAGGCAGAGCAACTGCTGGTGTTCAAATTAGAGAGGTGTTTCCAAAAACAGTGGAAGCACTCGAAATGTCTTTTGGT